TATTCTCATTTTTTATTTATTGATTCCGATATTGATTTTGAACCAGATACTATTTTTAGAATGTTGGAAAAAGATAAAGATGTCATTGCATGTCCCTATCCATTAAAGACTGTTTCCTGGGATAAAATTCATAGAAGAATGAAAGAAGGCAATGTAGAGGATCCACAAGATATGGCTAAAGATGGTAATATGTTTCCTGTTAAAATAGGAGATCTTACTAAAGATATTCAAGTGACAAATGGAGTGATGGAAGTATCTCATGCTCCTACTGGATGTATGTTAATTAAAGCAGAAGTCTTTCAAAAAATGATGAAATCATATCCAGATTTAAAGATTAATCAAAAGACTATTTTAAATGGTAAAGAACAGGATCATGAATATATGTATAATTTTTTTGATACGATGCATGATAAAGAGAGTAAAAAATGGTATGGAGAAGACTTTGCTTTTTGTCAAAGATGGACAAATATAGGTGGGAAATGCCATATTTATATTATGGATTACATTACACATATTGGAGAGTATCCTTATATCGGTCGCTTTTATGATGAATTATTACACACTAAAAAGATTGACCAAAACGAAAAAACCAAGTAAAGTAACATTTTCAGGTTTCATTCCCTGCTTTTTTATATTATAATTATTAACAATGACAATTGGTAGAATGCAGATGAATAGACAATTATATGGACTAGGTAGTTATTTCCCCCCTGAGAATGGTAGAGAGAAATTTGGCCTTGGAAGTAAACTTAAAAAATTTGTAAGAAATATCATACCGAATGAGGTAGCAGATATAGCAGTTAAAGCTGCTCCTTTTGTAGCACCTTTTAATCCATTACTAGCAGGATATATGGCCGGTATTGGTGGTTTTGATCAAACGGGTAGTATTGGTTCTTCTTTAAAAAGAGGTTTACTTACCTATGGTGGTGGACAATTAGCTAGAGGTATTGGTGGAGCAGGTTTTCAACAAGGTTTTAATCCTTTTTCAAATGTAAGTTTTTCTGGTGGTATTATGTCTGGCTTAGGTCAAACATTTACTTCACCTGTGTCAGGCGCACCTATGTTTGGACAAGCTCAATTTGCTGCTGATCCAAATCAACTTACTCAAGCACAAACATACTTACAAGACCAAGCAGCTACTAATTTAGGATCAACCACAGATGTGGTAAAACAATTATCTCAAACTCCGGCACAATCTAGAGGTTACATGGATATAGCTAAAGATTTATTTAGCGGTGATTTTACTAAAATGGGAAGTGCAGCAACAGAATTAGGTGGTAAAGCATTAAAAGATATTTACACCAATCCTATTACAAACAAAGAAGGTGATATTGTAGGATCTAAATTAGACAAAACAGCATTGTTAGCAACCTTAGTTACTATCCCAAGTTATCTGGATGCTAAGAAAGCTGCTGATGAAGCTGGTTTAGAAGAATTTGATGAAGCAGCATATAATGCTGAGAGAGATAAGTACATGTCTAAATACCAAGGTAATTTACCTGCTTCTTCTTTCGGTATTGAAAGTAAAGCTAATGGTGGAAGAATTGGTTATGGAGATGGAACCAAACCATCAGCAGAAGAAAATACACCTTCTCAAGAAATTATTAATAGAAGAATTGCACAAATTAAAGATATGAGCAAAAGAGGAGCAGATATAGATACTATTAAAAGCATTACAGGAGCATCTGATCAAATGATTAAAGATGTACTTGGTCAAGCTAATGGTGGAAGAATTGGTTATGAAAATGGAACACCTAGAGAAGGTATTGTTTCTTTAACAGATGAAGATTCTGGTGTTATTTATAGAGATCCAGATACAGAAGAACCTATTACAAAAGAAGAATTTTTACGAAGAACTCAAGAAGATGAAGATAAACAATATATGTCTCCAACGGACCAGGGATCAGGGGTTATTTATAGAAATGAAAAAGGAGAACCTATCACTAAAAATGAATGGTTACGATTAACTTCAGAAGCTCCTAGTATTACTTTACCTGAAAAAGAAACTAAAGGTATGAAAAAATCTAATTATGAAAGCGATCCTTATTTATTACAATTAATGAGAAAAACTGGAGAAGATGTATTTTTCTTTGGTGAACCTAACCCAGAACTTAATTATAGAGAATTTGATAAAATGCCTATGGATTATCAAAATAAAGTAGAAGATAAAAGAGAAGGTAGGAGAAGATTTTATCAAAAATATGACTATAAACAAGCACCTAGATATGAACGAATGGGATATGCAATGGGATCCGAAGTACCAGTTAGAAGAAATGAAGGTGGTATTACTGAATTAGACTATAGAAATACTGGCGGTTTTGTTCCGATTGGTGTAAAAGAAAAGGCAGATGACGTTCCAGCAATGTTATCTAAAAATGAATTTGTATTTACTGCTGATGCTGTGAGAGCAGCTGGTGGTGGAAGTGTTCAAAAAGGAGCACAAAAAATGTATAACACAATGAAAATGTTGGAAGGAAAATTAGTATAATGGCCGAACAAACAACGATATCAAGACCAGCACCTTATTTAGAGGCCGCTGGACAAACATTATTAGATCTTACTACTCAGTTAACCGGTCAACCAGTTGATACTACTAAATTTGCTCCAACGATTGCTGGACAAAACGTATTAACACAAGCTGCACAACAACAAGCAGCAACACAAGCTGGACTTGGTACATTAACTTTTGATCCTACTACAGGTTCTGTTACAGGTGCTGGTGCGGGAACAGGTGTTGCAGGATATCAACCTTATCTACAACAAGCAGCAGCTTACTCTGGACCACAAGCTTATCAGTCTTTCATGTCTCCTTATCAACAAGATGTAATAGACACGACATTAAAACAATTTGATATTCAAGCACAAAAAGGAATGCAACCATTAGCAGCACAACAAGTTGCTCAAGGTGCTTTTGGTCAAGGAAGAGGTGAAATTCAAGCAGCAGAATATCAATCACAATCAGATTTAAACAGAGCTTTACTACAAGCACAATTACAACAACAAGGTTTTGGTCAAGCACAACAAGCTGCGGCTGTTGCTCAACAACAACAAGCGGGTCTTGCTTCATTACAACCTTCATTAGCACAATCAGGAATTCAACAGTTAGGTGCTACTGGAACTTCTAACTTAGCTTACGAACAAGCTATTAGAGATGCTCAAGCTCAAGCTGGACAGTTAGCGGCTTATGAACCATATAATAGATTACAATTTTTAAGTTCTGTAACAGGAGGATTATTGGCAGGACAACCTCAAGCTTACATGACTCAACAACAAGGAGCTGGAACAGCTAGTCCTTTAAGTCAAGCACTTTCTGGAGCTGCTACTGTTTACGGCTTAGGAAGTTTATTCGGTAAATAATGTACAATAGAGTTTTAAAAAGACCCATGTTCCGTAAAGGGGGAAGCGCGGCCCAGGGATCAGGGATCATGTCTTATGTTGAACCAAGGTCTAATTTTGCTTTAGGTAGCGGATCACTTCAAGGAGTAGATTCTAGATTAACAGGTACGGGTGGAATGTTTTCTGGTCAAACACCAACAGGAAGAGCTCTTACAGTAGTAAATCAACCGCAACCAACAGGAAGAGCTCTTACAGTAGTAAATCAACCGAAACCATCTGGTATAGGTATCGGAAGAGGTTTAGCTGGTCTAGGTTTAATGGGATCTACTTTTGCACCAGTTGCAGGTCTTGCTTATTTAAATAGACCTAAAACCGTAGAAGCATTAGAATATATGAAATCAATGAACGAAAGTGGTGTTTTTGATGAAACTGCTGGAGTTGATTCTGCTGGAGATGATTACACAAAATATGCTGAAACATTAAAAACGTTAAATGAAACAGGAACTCCATTAGGTATAGAACAACTTCCTGATTCTGTGCTACGAGCTATGGGAACAGCAAAATCTAGAGAAATATTAGCAAAAAGAAAAGACACAGGAAAAGACACTGAAATACCTACAGAAGATTTTTCAGATTATTTAACAGAGATACCTGATCGTAAACCTGAAGTTAAAGAAAAAATAACACCTCCACCTTCTGAAGAAAAAGAAGGTATGTCTTCTGCTAAAGAAGAAGTAAAAAAAGAAGCAGAGTTTATAAAAGATTTACTAAAAGATGAGAAATATAGTAAGGGAGAAATGGCATTACTTCTTGCAGAGTCCTTAGCAGTTAAGGGGGGAATTAATAAAAAATTAGCAAAAGCAAGAGAATTAGGTGCGGGTATTGCTGCGACTAGAAGAAAAGAAGATAAGGCAGTTACTTTAGAAGCTTATAAACGATTTAAAGAAAAAGAACGCGAACAAATAAAAGCCGGTAAACCAGATGCAGCAGAAAGAATGATTAACGCTAGAGTTGAGTCTGCAGTTAAAACAGCTAAAAACATTACTAAAGGTCCTAGTGGAGAAACTCTTTACGATGGTTTAACAAAAGATCAAATTAAAGAAAGAACCCTTTCTAACTATTTTAGAGAAGATAAATTTGATGAAGCTCTATCCAAAACAAGACTTTCTAAAGAAAGTGAAGACATAAGTAAAAACATTCAAAAAATAAATACCTTACAGGGTAAAGTAGAAAGAGGTGAAACTTTAACTAAAGCCGAACAAGATAATTTACTTAAAAGCACAGAGTATATTAGAGGTCTTTCAAAACTTCCAGGTTTCTCAACAGTATATGGCCCTAGTCTTAGAAAACCTGAATACATAGGTGGTTATGCTAGCGGAGGTAGAGTTAAGTATGCTGACGGTAGTACCATGGATGATGAAACAGTAGATGAAATAGTTACTTCTGAAGTAGCTGCTAATAATAATGAAACTGCTGTCAAACCAGTTATGAAATTATCTTATGCAGAATTAAGAGCAAGACTTCCTCAAGAAATAACAGATGATGTAGTGAACTTAATTGCTAACAATGAACAAGCTTTACAAGATTTTGCTTACTTACAAACTCAACAAGACGTAGGTAATTTTAATGTTAAATATGGTGTTAATTTAGTACTACCACCTCAAACATAGGAGATACATGGCTCTTTCGTTCGAAGAATTAATGCAGTTATCTCAATCTAATAATACAGCTGCTGAAGAAGAAATAACTCCGGCTAGAGGTGGAGATGTTGGGATAGGTGAATATATACAAGATGTTTTAATTACAGGTCCTGCAAAAGGATTAAGTAATGCAGTCAGAGGTTTGTTAGAACTAGGTGCTCTTCCTATAGACTATATAGGTAATACAAATTTATTAAAAGGAATAGATCAAATCTTTAGTGAAGGTTTTTTAAAAACCCCTGAAACTAAAACAGGATTAGGTGAAGTTACATCTTTTATAACACAATTTGGTGTTCCCGGGGGAGCTGCTTTAAAAATAGCAGGGGGTATTTCAAAATTAAAAAATCTTAGTACAATGACTAAGTTATCTTCTTTACCTTCTGCAAGTGCTAAAGGAATGGAACTTGCTAAAAGAGCTGGTTACTTTGGAGCTATTGGAGGTGCTTCTGATATTGTAGCTTCTACTTCAGAGCAAGGAACATTATCTGATATATTAGGAATCACAGAACAAAAAGACGTAAGTGAATTAGAGGGAAGTGAAAGAGCTTCTGAAACATTAAAAACAAAATTAAAATTTGGAGCTGAAGGTTCTGTAGTAGGAGGTGCTATTCCTTTATTACCAACTGCATTAACATTAGGTGCTAAATATGGAATTATTAAACCTATTCAATATTCTGCTCCTGTAGCTGGTAAATTAATTAGAGCTATTGATTATCCTGTCAGTAAAGCAATTAGTGCGGTGGTAGGTAAAAACGAAACTAGTTTATTACAACAAGCAGTTATTAAAACAGGTGCTTTGGTTGATGAAGGATTTAAAAAAACAGGTATACCCAATATACAAACATGGAAAGAATTACCTACAGAAGGTAATGTTAAAAATAAAATATTGAGAAAATTGGGTGTATGGAAAGATAACTTTACGGATGATAGTGTTGTAGGACCTTTACGTGACGTTCAAAGAAATATCATAAGTAAAATCAGTGCTGAAGAAAAAACAATTGGAAATCTTCTAGATAAAATACAAGAACAAAATGTAGAAGTAGTAAAAGGATATAAATTTAAACTTTTTGATAAGGGAGAAAGTTTACCTTACATACAAGCAGAAAACAATAAAGTATTTAATTTCTTTAAATTAGATAAAAAAACTCAACCTCAAGAATTTAAAGAAACCTTTTTAAGTTTAGATCCAAGGGTTAGAAAAGATGCTTTAAGAGCAAAAAATAAAATAGATGCTATTGATAAAAGACTTACTAATTATGCTTCTACTTTAGATTTTAAAGGAGAAGTTGCTTTAGATTTTAAAACAAGAGCTCAACAAATATTACCAGGGTTTAGAAATCCTTATTTTAAATTCGATCCTACAAAAGAAGAAAAAGCCGTAGGATTTTTTAAAGAAAAAATTTTAAGCAGCGACATATCTACTAAAGAAATAGCTGCAAAAGCATTGAAAGAAACAGGAGTTTCTTCAGGGGAAAAATACACAAAAGTATATAATAGATTGGTAGATGAACAAGCTAAAACAGAAATGTTAGCTTTGAAATCATATGCGATTAATTCAGATGCAGCAGGTGATCTACGTACTACATTTAAAGGTATATCTGAACGTACTGTAGTAGATGCAACTAAAGTAAAACCGGGTGAAAGTTTATTAGATAAAAGAATTCAAGATTTATTTTCTGTTCCTAAAGGAAGTCAAATTAAAGATATACAAACAGGTAAGATGATTGATGTACCTGTCTCTGATTTAAAAAGATCAGTGATGGACACTGTATTATTTCAATCAGAACAATACATGAGTAGAAAAGCTGCTGACTATACACTAGAACAAGGATTGAAAGATGGTTGGTTAGTACAAGGGAGAAAAGCAGCCGATGCTAGAAGTATAGGTAAAGTTGCTTTAAAACCTATTGTAGCTCAAGGTGGTCCTAAGACCTTAGTTAATGAAAGTATTTTGTTTAGCGGTCTTAAAGATGATCAAGTATTTGCTTTACCAGAAATTGCAGATGCTATTATGCAAAGTCCAACTGCAACGAGTAATCTATATAAATTACCTTTTTACAAAGCATATATGAATTTAAAAGCAGCGGCTCAGGTTAGTAAAACAATTTTATCTCCTACTACTCAAGTTAGAAACTTTACTACTGCATCTTTCTTTGCTTTGGCCAATGGTTTGATAGGAGGAAAGATAGGATTTAAAGATGCTTGGAGACTTATATCTAATGATGTTTTAGGTTCTGCTAGAGGAAGTGTAGAACAAATTGCTAAGTTAGAAAATTTAATATCAAGAGGTGTTATTGATCAAAACGTAGCCCTTGGAGATATTAGAGCGGTTATGAAAAAAGCTCAAACATCTGGAATAAGTTACGAACAAATGATGGAATTACCTCAAATGAAAAGACTTACATCTATTTACCAAGGAGCAGATAACTATTGGAAAATTTATGCAGATGATTTTTATCAAGGAGCTTTAAGAACATCTTTTGGTAATCCAGATGAAATTATAGCAATGACTAAAAGTGCAGACCCTAAAGTAAAAGCAGCTGGATTAGCTAAAACAGTTGAGTTTGAAAAACAAGTTAAAGATTACTACAGAGATGTTTTAAAAAAAGAATTTAACACAGATAATATTTTTGCTGAAGGTGGATACCGTAAAAAAAATATTAAAGACATGTTAGAAGAAATGTCAGCGGAAATCGTAACCAATACAATGCCTACATATAGTAAGGTTCCTCGTATTATTGAAAATATAAGAGATTTACCTATAGGTAATTTTATAGCCTTTCCGGCTGAGATATTAAGAACTACTGCTAATATTATTTCTTTCGGGGCTAGAGAACTTACAAGTACTAATCCTTTAATTAGACAAATGGGTGCTAAAAGATTATTAGGTGTTTCTACAGTGTTAGGTGGCGCTGGTACTGTTATACAGAAAACAGCAGAACATATAACGGGTGTGACTCCAGAACAAATGGAATCTTTCCAAAGATCTTTCTCTGCTCCTTATCAAAAAAACTCAACCCTAATTCCATTAAGTAAACCAGATGATAAAGGAAATTTTAAATATTTTAATTTTTCATATTCTAATCCTTATGATTCTTTAGTAGTTCCTGTAAATGCTATTTTTAGAAATTTTGCAGATGGTAAATTAAATAAAGATTCAGTGGACACTATTGTTATGAATGCTTTATTTGGAGGAATGTTAGGTGGTCAAGGTAGACAAGGGGCCTTAACTGAATTTATTTCTCCTTTTGTATCTGAATCTATTGGTACAGAAAGAGTAACAGATGTAGTTCCTTATGGAAGAGGAGGTAAAACCTCTAGCGGAAAAACTATTTATTATGAAAACGATTCTCCTGATGTAAAAATCACTAAAAGTATAGAACATGTTTTAGGAGGATTAACTCCAGGTGCTGTTACTTCTGCTACTAGAGTATGGCAAGGGGCTACTCAACAATTTACAGACACAGGAACCATGAGAGATGGAGCTACTGAATTAACTACTTTAATGACTGGGTTACGTGTAGAAGAAGCTAAACCTTTAGCTAGTATGCCTTTTATTATTAATTCTTTTCAAAGAGATGGACAAAATATTAATAGTAAATTTTCAAGATCTATCTACAATGCAGCTAATTCACCTGAAGAAAAAATAGCATCTTATAAACAGTTTTTATTGGAAAGTTTTATTAGTCAAAAAAGAATGTTTACTACAATACAAGATGCTACCCGTTTAGGTATTGAGGATACAGAAATGGGAGATTTATTAAAACAAAGATTAACAAAATCAACTAGTAAAGATCTATTAGAGGGTAGTTTTAAAATACGTGGAGTAAGTCAAAAAGGATTTGATAGTTTAATAGAACGATTAGATAAAGAAAACCCTATTGCTGCTGCTAAATTTGAAAATCAAGTAGAGAATGTTTTAGAAATATTTGATGATTTAAAATTTGATTTAGAAGGATTTAGTTTAGATAGTCCTGTTGAAACTTTAGAACTTACGATTGATGAAATTTTAACCCCTGGAGTAAAACAAGCTAGGGAATTAATTAGGCCAACTACGGTAGTACCACAAACTCAAACACCTAAACCTGAGTTACCTTCACAGGTTTCTGGAACTCCTGTTAATGCTCAGGTAGTAAGCGCGCCTCCAACACAACAAAATTTAGCTAGCCTTCCACTGGGAGAACGTTATAATATATTATTTGGATAATGAAATATGGCAACATTTAGCGAAATATATCAAAGTTATTTACAAAATCCTTACGCTGGAGTTAATGCATTAGCTCCTGTACAAGGTATTGGGTCTTTACAAATCCAACCAAGTGTTGCGAGTACTGGAGATAGCACAACAACTACTACAACTACTCCAACGGGAGTACCAAGTACATTTCAACCAACAATGATGGACATGGTAAGTTTAGCTTTAAACCCTATTGCAGGTGTTGCAAATCTTGCATCACGGACCACGACAGGTTTAAGTCTTGCAGAGAGAGCAATGGATGCTATGGGAATAGGAAGAGGAATTGGAGGAAGAACAGAAGGTTATGGAGTTGATTCTGTAGCTGGTATGACTTCTGGTCCTACTCATGGTGTAGATGATGTTAATTCTCAATCTGTTGGAGCAGATGCTTCCGCAGGTGGAGCTGCAGGCGCAGCTGCTGCAAGTGCAGCAGGGGCTAATGATAGTGGTGATACAGGTGGTTCTTTCGCAAAAGGCGGAAGAGTTGGTTTTTCAAATGGTTCGGATGGTCAAGACTATTGGATCACGGTTCAGGAAATGTATGATAATGCTGGTGGAGAAGCCGGCACAGGTTTAGGTTTAATTGATTTTGCAAATAAATACTTCCCTAAAATGGCAACAGGTGGTAGAGCAGGGTATTTACAAGGGGGACTGGTTAGTTTATTAAGGTAATATTATGGCAAACGGTAAAAAAGCACAAACAACAGGAGAACATATCATAGCTTTATATGGTCATGTCACTGGTGTGAAACGTGATGTAGATAGTATCCGCTGTACACAAAAACATATTCATAACGATATAGAAAAAATTCACGGTAAAGTAGATAAATTATTATACGTTTTAGTAGGTGCACTTATTAGTGGTGTAGTTGCTATCATTGAAAACCTTAGATAGAGTTATTTGTTATGAAAGAAATACTTGTACATAAACACCTTATTGTTCGTGCTGAAGCAATCAGCCCACCTATGAATCCAGAATTTTTAACTAAGTGGTTAGAAGATTTTATTAAATATATTAATATGAAAGTATTAATGGGTCCTTATGTTATTTATCATGATGTGCCAGGTAATAGAGGTATCACAGGAGCTGCTATCATAGAAACTTCACATATTGTCATGCATGTTTGGGATGAACCATCTCCAGCATTAATGCAATTTGATGTATATTCTTGTGGTGAGTTTGATGCAGAACAAATTTGTAGATTAATACAAAAAGATTTTGATGTTGTTAAAATAGAATATAAATTTTTAGATAGAGAAAATGAATTAAAAGATATCTCAGGTGGATACCATGTATACAAAGATAGATTAAAAGATTTAGTTGTGCAAAACCACAACAGAAAAGAAAAAGAAGCAAAAGAAAAACTATTATTAAAGAATAGAAAAGAAGTTGATATCAATAAAGATGGTTCTGGATACACTATTAAAGAAGGTCCTAACAAAGGGAAAGTTTTGGCTCATATCCAAATTCCAAGGAAAAATCTTTAAAAAAGTCTTTCATAGAAGCCCGTAGATTAACGAAATCACCCCTTGACAATACCCAGGTACCCCCCATATATTGCATATTGGTGCGATAATGTGATCGGCCAACTAACTTGCTTAATTTAACAAAGGAGTAGTATATGACAAGTTTTGATTTAATAAATTCAGTACATAAACAATTATTTAACAAAGGATTAGATGTCTTTGATGGCGTTTTTGATTCTTGGTCAAAAGTAACTGGTTTTCCTTTTTGGAATGTTGTGAAATATTCTAAAGGTAAATATGGTTTGGAATTAGGATTAGCTGGCTTCAAGAAAGAAAATGTTCTTGTAGAAGTTAATGATGGTGTTCTAACTATTGAAGGAAAAGTAGACGACGCAGCAGTTGACTATGTACAAAAAGGTTTATCAACTAAATCTTTCTTCAAACAATTTTCATTACCCAATGAAGCTATTGTAGATGAAGCTAAAATGGAAGATGGAATGTTGAAGATCCAATTTGGTATCAAAGAAGTTGAGAGAAATTCTCAGAAGGTAGATATTAAATAATGTTTCCGTACAACGAAGAAGAGTGGGAATTTATTTCCCACTCTTTTCTTTCCTATAAAGATATTCCTTAGAGCCAGTCCTTCATATCTTCATTCATAATTTCATTAGCTATGTCCATTTTTTTAACTAATGCTTTTACGATTTTTTCATCTACTGTATCTTGAGCGATAATATCTATATAAGTCATTTTACGTTTTTGACCTGCTCTATTTATCCTAGCTTCTGATTGAGTTCTTTTCTCTAAATCATATCCATTAGAATAATAAATCATGGTATTAGCTTCTGTCAAAGTTATTCCATAACCACCAGTTTGTGGTGTGCCTATTATAAATCGCACTGGACTATTGGGGTCTTGTATTTTTTTAATATTACCTTGACGTTCTTCAAAAGGAGTTTCTCCATAGTAAGTAACATAAGAATCTTTCCCGTATTCTTTTTCTATAGCTTCAACAATAGCTTTAATATCATGTTTATAATGAGCCCATATCACCGCTTTGTTTTCTACTTCTTTTAAGATATCCATTAATGTACTTAATCTTTCATTTTTAATATCTTTTATGGTTCCATCATCGGCAGTAAAGTGACCACAAGTAATTTGATGTAGTCTCATGAGTTGGACTAAAGCAGTAGCAGTTGTCATTAACTTTCCATCTAATTGTGCTAAAGCAATTTGTTTCATTTGATAATATATTTTTTGTTGTTCGGGAGATAGCTGAATAATTCTTTTCATGAAAGTATAATCAGGTAAATCTAAACAATCTTCTTTTAAGACACGGTAAGAAAACTTTTCTATTCTTTCTGATAACTCAGCTAAGTTTTTATATCCAACAATTATTTGAACAGAACGACCACCAAAATTTGCAGATTTCATTATGGCGTATCTAGTCCTAAATGCATAGTAAGAAGTAAAATCTAACAGACCTTCATCTAAAAATTCACATTGTTTATATAAATCTAAAGGTGATTTAGTTACAGGAGACCCTGTTAGTATTCTTCTATATTTAGCATGTCTACCTAAACCAACAATAGCTTTTGTTCTTTTAGCTTCTGGATTTTTAATAGTAGTAGATTCATCTATGGCCATTAAAGTATTATGACAACTTAAAAATTTAGATGCAAACTTCAAACCTTTTTCACTAGAAAAAGCTTCTACGTTCATGACAAGGATATGGAGTTTTTCTGTGGACTCAAATAATTTATTGAGTTCAGTTTGTTGTTTTTTATTAATTGCGGCGCGCCATAATACTACATCTTTTTCTACATGGCTAGCCATATGATTAGGAATTTCTATATCAAACCAGTTTTGATAAACTCCTTTTGGTGCTATAATAAGTGCCCCATTTATTTTGCCTTTATCATAAAGCATAGCAATGTTATCAATAAGAACTTTAGATTTACCTGTTCCCATTTCCATAAAGTATGCAAATGCTTCTTTATTCCATGACTTTTCCAATGCAGTAATTTGATGTGCATAGGGTTTAGTTTTAAATTTATAATTCATAATAATATTCTTCTTTCTGTATTGACAATAGATACAATAAAACGTATTTAGTTGTCAAGCGAAAGTATGGAAAACACAGTTTACGTTATACAAGAATTACCAGGTACTAGATCAGGTGCCCCTAAATTTAATATTATGGGTGCTCAAAAGTATGGTAAAATTGTCACAGTTCTTCCAGAGTTTTCTCAGATTATATTATCTCCTGGTCCTCTTATTTTTAAATTAAGAAAATTATTAAAAGATTACAAAGAAACAGATTACTTATTATTAACCGGAGATCCTGCAATAATTGGAGTGGCGTGCTCTATTGTCGCAGATATAACAGGCGGTAGATTTAATTTATTAAAGTGGGATAGACAAGAAAAAACATATTATCCAATAGAAATTAATTTATATGAAAAAGGAAAAATCGAAGATTAAACTTGACATAAAATTTTATGTAAATATACATACACACATATCAATAACAACTAGAAAGGAATAAAGTTATGAGTATAAATTTTGAAGAAGATAAAAAAGAAGTTTTAGATTTGTCTAGCGACAATGATAAAAAATCTTTATCTAATCAAGTTGAAAAATTAAAAGTTTTAGAAGATAGTATTGCTGCTGCAGAAGAAGAATTAAAAAAACTAAAACAGCAAGCAGATGCTATTTCCGGAGAAGTCATTCCTACTATGATGCAGGAAATGAATATCTCAACATTAAAATTAGCAGACGGTTCGGCTGTAGAAGTCAAACCCGTCTACGGTGCTTCCATCAGTGCAGAGAAAAAAGAGGAAGCATTTAACTGGCTTCGTAGTGAAGGCTTGGGTGATCTTATTAAAAATGAGGTTACTGTTTCTTTTGGCCGAAACGAAGATAACAAGGCGTTGCAATATGCAACCCTTGCACAAGGTCAGGGGTTTCAACCGATCCAGAAATTAAAGGTTGAACCTATGACACTTAAAGCATTAGTCCGTGAGCGTCTCGAATCTGGAAAAGAGATGCCCGCGGAACTATTTAATGTGTTCGCAGGAAACCGAACCAAAATAACAAGGAAACAATAACAATGAACAAGGAACAAGAAACAATGGTAAAAGAAAAGAAAACTGAAGTAGCTGTTAAAGCTGCTGCAGGTGCATTGTCTACAATATCTTTTGAAGATGATGCAGATAGAGGATTGAGTAATTTAAGTCATGAGGACTTAGCGTTACCTTTCTTAAAAGTGTTAGGACAGTTATCTCCTGAAGTAAATAAGAGAGATGGAAAATATGTTCAAGGTGCTGAACCTGGAATGATTTTCAACACTGTTACTAAAGAACTCTTTGATGGTGAAAAAGGAATAGAAGTTATTCCTTGTCATTACAAATTAGAGTTTGTTGAATGGCAAGATAAAGGAGAGGGTGCTGGTGCTCCAGTAGCAATACATCCTGCTTCTAGTGATATTTTGTCCAAAACAAAAAGAGATGCTAGTTGGAAAGATAGATTACCTAATGGTAACTATGTTGAGAAAACAGCTAATCATTTCTTAATCATAAATAGTAAATCCCCTTCAAGTGCTCTATTGACTATGAAATCTACACAGTTGAAAGTTAGCAGAAGTTGGAACAGTATGATGGCTGGAATTAAACTACAAGGTAAAAATGGTTTATATACCCCTGCCTCTTTTAGTCATGTCTACAAACTAAAAACAGTTCAGTTATCTAATGATAAAGGAACATGGTTTGGTTGGGATGTTTCAAGAGTAGGTCCAATACAAGATGCTGTATTATACCAACAAGCTAAATCTTTTTCTGAAAGTGTTTCTAAAGGAGATGTTCAGGTCAAGCATGGTGAGCCCGCAAATAATACAAACAGTAAAGATTCAGAAGCACACTTCTAAATCTTTTAAGTACTACATATGGGCGGTGTATACCGCCCATATAAATTATATTGTGAGGAGTTATGGAAAGAAAATTTATAGAGTTTTTTACAGGGTTAGATAGAAACTTTGGTAGATGTGATTTAACCAATGCAAAAATAAATCCTGAAACAGGAAAACTAGAAATACCAGATAGAGATTATGGTTGGAGCGGCCGACCTATTGAAGACAATGATTATTTAAAACATTTAGAAGGAAGTGTATCTATTGGAATACAGCCATGTAATGATGATGGTAAAGTTATATTTGGAGCAATAGATGTAGATGTTTATAAAAACTTTGATATTCCAAAATTATTAAAAACAATTCAAGATTTAGATATTCCAATCATACCTGTTAAATCTAAAAGTGGTGGTTTTCATTTATATGTTCACTTTGAGCATTATGTAAATGCCGCCTTTGCAAGGCAATTTTTAAAGAATTTATTATACACTCTTAAACTAGGACCTAAGACAGAGATATATCCAAAACAAACAAACGTAGAGGGTAGAGTAGGTAATTTTATTAATATTCCTTACTTCGGTAAAAAGGAAAGAGTTGCAGTTAACCCTCAAACTGGTGAAGACTTTTCTTTTGAGCAATATATTCAAGTAGTAGAAGCTAATAGAAAAACTGAAAAAGAATTAAAATCTTTCATGGATAAATTAACTGGATCTGAATTATCAGGTGGTCCAGAAGAATTTACAGATGGTCCTCCTTGCCTACAACAATTATCAAAAGAAAAATTAGAAGATGGTAGAGATAGGTTTCTTTATAATTACATGGTGTTTGCTAAGAAAAAATATTCAGATGATTGGGAAGATAAAGTAAGATTTGCAGCTAGAGAATATTTTAAAAATGATGGTAAGTGGGACGATAAAAAAGTAGAACAAAAAATTAAAAGCTGGAGTGCAACAGAATCTGGTTACACTTGTGATGATGGTGTCATTACTCTTAAATGTATGGAAGATATCTGTCATAAAAGAAAATTTGGAAAAGCTACAGATGCTGTTATGGAATGGCCTAATTTCTCTAGTCTTACTAAAATTGATTTTGATGAACCTGAATTTGAATTAACTGTTTCTCATAGAGATAAGAATGGTGATGAATTATCAGAACAGATGTCTTTTAAAAAAGGAGATGCTCTTTTAGTACAAACTGATTTTAGAAAACAAGTTGCTACTCAATTAGGTATTTTCTTACCTAAGATTAAAGATAGAGATTACTCTTTAATTATGAAAGTATTGTTTGACAATATTGAAAAACAAAAACCACCTATCGGAACAACGAACAAAGAAAAATTATTTAGATACTTAAAAGAATATATACATCAAGTTCCAGCAACTAGTCATGCATCTTTTGCTAGTGGAGCTACTCTCAAGAAAGATGATATGTGTTATTTTGTATATGAACGTTTTTATGATTTCTTACGAAGAAAAGATTGGAAGATAGATGATAGTAAAACAGGATCTTATATTAAAAAATGGTTTAAGGCAGACTTTGGTAAAAAGAAAAGATATCCAAAATCAGATACACAGAAACAATCTAATCCACAAGTAGAGTGTATAGCTTTACCACTAGATAGATTTGAAAAAGAAATAACTCCGGATGAATTAATAGAGATGACGGATAAGGAAGATATCTTATAATGATTTATAAAGTCTTTGGTCCTCCGGGCACTGGTAAAACATTTGAATTAATTCAAAAGGCAAAACAATATATAGACAACGGAGCTTCGTTAAATGAAATAGGATATTTTGCTTTTACTAAAAAGGCAGCCAAGGAAGCCAAGGAAAGAATGCCATTTGAAAAGAAAAAATTAAGATACTTTCAAACATTACATTCATTAGCATTTCATACATTAGGTCTTAAAGAAGAGAATGTTATGCAGCCCTATCATTATGAAGACCTGGGGAAAATTTTAAATATAAGAGTTTGTTTTGAAGATAAAAATAATGATCAGGAATCTTTTTATCTAACCTGTGATAATTTATATTACCAATTAATCGGTAGAGCAAAAAATAAAGATATATCTGTTAGGGCTGAGTATTGTACTAATGAATATCCAAGAGAAGAAATAGATTGGGATACACTAAACCATATAAATATTAATTTAGAACAATATAAAAAGAAAAATAATTTAATAGATTTTAATGATATGATCTACATGTTTATTAAAGAGGAAGAAAAATGCCCTAAATTCAAGGCTATTTTCATAGATGAAGCTCAAGATCTATCACCTATCCAATGGAAAATGTTTGATATCTTAAAGAAAAAATCTGAAGATATCTATTTAGCAGGGGATGATGATCAAGCTATTTATGCCTGGGCTGGTGCAGATGTAAATAGATTTATAGATGAGTCTGCAGAGAATGAAAAAGTATTAGAACAATCTAGAAGAATACCAAGGTCTGTTCAAGAATTGTCCGAGGTTGTTTTGAATAGGATAGAGGGAAAAAGAAAAATAAAACAATACTTACCTAGGGATGAAGATGGATCCGTAGAAAAAATATTTAACCTAGATCAAATAGATTTACACCAAGGTAATTGGTTAATCTTAGCTAGGACAGGAAGCAGGTTAATGGAGATCATGGATCTGTTGAAACAAAAAGGTATTTTCTATCAAACAAAAAAAGGAAAAAGTTTTAAGGTTCATTTATATAAATGTATTCTTAACTATGAGAAATCAAAAGTACATCCTTTAACAGATTCTGAATTAGATGACATAAAAGAATTTATGGACAAGGACACTATAGATCCCAGTGTGCCCTGGTATGAAGCTTTTTCTAAAGCTCCTCAAAATGAAATTCAATACATAAGATTGATGTTATCGAATCGTGAAAAATTGTCTCAAGATGCAAGAGTAAGGTTATCTACAATCCATGCAATTAAAGGAGGAGAGGAAGATAATGTTATTCTTATTTTAGACAATGCTAGAAAAATAAGAAGAGCAGTTCAAGATAGTCTCAATAAAAGAGACGAAGAACATCGTGTATGGTATGTGGCCATCACAAGAGCAAAACAAAAACTCTATTTACATAGAGCAAAAATTGAAAGGAACGGTTATCAACTATGACAACTAAAGAAGACTTTGAGAGAATATTTCCATTAAATAAACAAGTAGGTGGAGCTCATTATAAACAATTTAAAATACAACCTTATACTTTTACCAGGACCAATAACTTGAATTTTTTTCAAGGAAATGTTATTAAATATGTTTGTCGTTATAAAGAAAAAAACGGAATACAAGATTTACAAAAAATAATTCATTATTGTGAATTAGAAATACAACAGATGAGAGAGGAAGAGAAATAATGAAAGTACCTTTATTCGTAGCCCAGACAGAATGGATTGAACCAGAAGAGTATCCTGATTTACGATCCTACGATGAAATTGCAATTGACTTAGAGACAAGAGATCCTGATTTAAAATCAAAAGGATCTGGATCGGTTATTGGTAATGGTGAAGTGGTGGGTATTGCTGTAGCTGTTCCTGGAAGAAAGTTTTATTTTCCCATTGCTCACGGATCAGGGCCCAACATGGATCGTAAGAAAACATTAGAATGGTTCAAAGATGTTCTATCAACGGACTCTATAAAAATATTCCATAATGCAATGTATGACGTATGTTGGATACGTAATTTAGGTATAAAAATCAATGGCTTAATCGTAGATACGATGATAGCAGCAAGTCTAATTGATGAGAACAGATTTCAGTATTCATTAAATTCTTTGTCCTGGGATTATTTAGGTCATGGTAAAAACGAATCAGCATTGAATGAAGAAGCTAAGTCTAGAGGATTAGATCCTAAAGCAGACATGTGGCAACTACCTGCTATGTATGTAGGAGCATATGCAGAAAAAGATGCCGAGCTTACTTTGGAGCTATGGCAAATGTTTAAAAAAGAAATTGTTCATCAAGATATAGAATCTATTTTTAATTTAGAAACAGATTTATTTCCTTGTTTAATAGATATGAAATTTAAAGGCGTTCGCGTGGATGGTGAAAGAGCTCACATAGCGAAACAACAATTAATTGTAAAAGAAGAAGAGATAATGCTAACACTGAAAAAAGAAACAGGATTAGATATTCAAATAATGGCAGCACGATCTGTTGCCAAAATGTTTGATAAACTTTCTTTGCCATACGATAGAACTGAGAAATCAAAAGAACCCTCCTTTACTAAAAATTTTTTACAAGAACACAGTCATCCTTTAGTACAGATGATAGCAAAAGCTAGAGAAATAAACAAGGCTCATTCCACTTTTATTGATTCTATTCTTAAATTTGAACACAAAGGTAGAATTCATGCTGATATTAATCAAATACGATCTGACCAAGGGGGAACCGTTACAGGACGATTTAGTTATTCTAATCCTAACCTACAGCAGTTACCTGCTAGGAATAAAGATTTAGGACCTTTGATTCGTTCTTTATTTATACCAGAAGACAAACATACCTGGGGATGTTTTGACTATTCACAACAAGAACCAAGATTGGTTGCTCACTATGCAGCATTATATAAATTCCCATCTGTGTATGATGTTATTGAAAGATATCGTAATGATTCTTCTACAGACTTTCACCAGACAGTAGCAGACATGGCTCAGATTCCTAGATCACAAGCAAAAACTATTAACTTAGGTTTATTTTATGGAATGGGTAAAGCTAAACTACAAGCAGAACTTGGAGTGTCGAAAGAAAAAGCTGCTGACTTGTTTGATCAGTATCATGCTAAAGTACCCTTTGTGAAACAATTAACGAACAGTGCTTCTAATAGAGCACAAGAACGTGGCCAAATAAGAACGTTACTTGGAAGATTATGTAGGTTTCATTTATGGGAACCTAATAGTTTCGGTATGCATAAAGCTATGACTCATGAAGATGCACTCTTGGAACACGGACCAGGGATCAAGAGAGCTATGACTTACAAAGCATTAAATAAATTAATACAAGGTAGTGCTGCAGACATGACTAAAAAAGCAATGTTAGATCTACATAAAGAGGGAATTGTTCCACATATTCAAATACATGATGAATTAGATGTATCTGTAGAATCTCCAGAACATGCTAAAAAAATTATTGAGATTATGGAAAATGCTGTTACACTAGAGGTCCCCAACAAAGTTGACTACGAATCTGGAGAAACCTGGGGAGATATTTATGGATAATTATGAAATTAAACGAAAATACAAGTATTGCCTTACCTATCAGAAATTTACTAGCTATCGTTGCTGCTGTTGGTTTAGGAGTATGGGCCTATTTTGGAGTCATTGAGAGACTCAATCAATTAGAAACCAAAAATAAATTATTCGAACAAGACCTATTAGAAGCATCTAAACAAAAACCTATCGACCAGGAACAGTTTATGCTGATTGAATACATTACAAAACAGTTAGAAAAACATGCAAAAATGTTGGAAGATAATGTCCATACAGGGGTAATGCTAAAACAATACGACAAAGAAATTGAGAGATTGAAAAAAGACGTAGAAAAATTAAAGGATGCAACAAGAGATATTAAATTTGCAAATGGAAATGGTAAACATTAATGGTAGAAATGGTTGTAGCTTTGTGTTTATTTTTAAATGATAAAATGATAGAACATTCGCACAAAGAATCATTATCGGAGTGTTTAGAGACCAAAAGAAAAATAGAACGAAACACTGATAGTGGTAATTCACATGTTCAATGTGCTGTCGTCAAAGCAAAAGTATATGTGGACCAACATGGAATTAAACGAATAGAAAACATTGAAGGGCATTAATGAAATTTTTTTGTAAAACATGTGGACATCGTTGTCATTGTTTAGGTAAAGGTTATTATGTTAGTGAAACCTTTTGTGAGGGTTGTTCTTGTAATGAATGCACCTGTAGAGATAAACCACTTATCTTAAATAAACCTGTACGACCTAAAAAATTTGAAACCTATACTATTTGTGTATTAATTATTCTTATTTTATGTGTTGGCTTATTAAGCTGCACAAAAGAAAAATATCCTAATAAAATGGATA